TGGGGAAGCCCGACAATCCCAACGGTTAATGATGCTACTCTCACTATCCAAAAGAACAGCACAGATGTTGCGACATTTACAGCAAACGCTAGTAGTAACGTTACGGCTAATATAAGTGTGCCAACTAAGGTTTCTGATTTAAATAACGATAGTGGTTATATTACGGGAATAACCTCAAGTGATGTAACCACGGCTTTAGGTTATACTCCTTATAGCTCTGCTAACCCTAGCGGATATACTTCTAATGTCGGGACTGTAACGAGTGTTAATAATACACAGCCTGATGCCAATGGTAACGTAACGCTTTCAATACCTGCGGCACAGGTCAATTCAGACTGGAATGCGAACAGCGGTGTGGCACAAATCCTTAACAAGCCGAGTTTAGCACCGGTAGCGACAACAGGTAGTTATGATGATTTAACCAATAAACCGACAATACCGACAGTTAATAATGCTACTCTTACTATAACACAGGGCGGAACGGAAAAAGGAACATTTACAGCTAATGCGAGCAGTAATGTAACGATTGATTTGGATTCTGGTGGTGGTTCTGTTGATGTCGATAACAAGTCTATTACAACTAATGCAAGCGACCAAATTCAAACTGTCGGTGTTATCGATTCTAACAACACTACAAACGCTATTAAAACTTGGACAGGGGCTAAAGCTCAATATGATGCTATTGTTACCAAAGACCCTAATACACTTTATAACATCACAGATGATACAGATGTTTCTCTGACAATACTAGAAGCTCTTTATCCTGTTGGGAGTGTTTATTTAACTTATAATAGTGGATGCCCTTTGCAGACTCTTGGTGTTGGCACTTGGATACTTGAAAGCACTGGTATCGTTACAAGTGTTAATACAAACGTGCCGGTTAAAGGTAATGGTATGACTTTGGGTTTTACAGATGGTACTGATAATTTTGGTATAGAAGCAAATACAAGTTCTTCTAATAATACAATATTTAATAAAATACAGTTTGGAAAACCTGTTGGTACTTCAATGTTAGACCAAACAACAAGTATAAATAAAACAATGGGTGTCACAAAAGATGCAACAAAATCCGGTATTGTCGGCACAGTAACGCGTTCAGTATCAACTATCAATATCTTTCGGAGGACAGCATAATGAGTTTATATTTAGGAACAACACCGATAGCTGATTCAGGAAATGGTAAAGCTGATGTTGATTTAAGTAATGTCAATGCAAGTGGCGCAAGTCTTGCTAGCGGTTGGGCTATGCCATCAAGTAGGTATATAAATTTAACACTTGGTGCAAGTGGTTCGACTTATACAGCTCCTGCAAATGGGTATTTTCTGTTACGTAGAGTTAGCACTGCGGCAAATCAATATGTTAGCTTTAGTGTTTTAGAAAACAACATTGTTTGTTTTGCACTAAGTCAACAATATGTAACATCCGGATTTGTAGCTGTAAATGCTGTTCCTGCAAAAAAGGGGCAAACTTTATATCTCACCTATTCACTTGGTGGTGGCACAAGTGACTATTTCAGATTTGTTTATGCCGAAGGAGAAAACTAATGTTTAAAGCAATCTATCAAGATAAAATCATAGCAATTAACGAAATTGATAACTTTCCTTGTCTTGTTTATGACAACTCGGTGGAAGATACAGACCACAACGTTGATGACTTTGTACACGTTGATGGCGAGTTTGTCCTAAAGACTGATGACAAGGCTATACGTCAAGAAAAAGACCAACGTATTGCTGAGCTTAAACAACTCTTAGCAGAAACCGATTATATCGCCAACAAATTGATAGAAGCCGTTGATGAAGCAGAACTTCAAGACTTAAAAGAAAAGTATGCTGACACGCTAAAAAAACGCCGTGAAGCAAGAGCGGAAATCAATCAGCTGGAGAAATAGTATGTTAAACTGGCTTAAAGCCTTATTCAAGGGGGATAATATGGACAAAATCATTAAAAGGTTAGAGTTCCACGAAGGGTTTAGAGAAAAGCCCTACCTTTGCCCTACTAAGCACGAAACCATTGGAATCGGTCATAATATAGAGGCAAGACCTTGGACACCTGAAGAGAAAAAAGCAATCGGTGATTGGCGAAAGGGTATCACCAAAAACATGGCATATATGATTTGCCGAAATGATGTTAACCTTTGCCTAGAAAAATTAAAGACTTTGGATTTTTGGAAGTCATTAGATGAAGAACGGCAGTATGCTCTGATAGATATGTGCTTTCAGCTCGGCTGGGTAGGATTAAAGAAGTTCAAAAAGATGTTAAAAGCTATGTCTGAAAAGGACTTTAAGACCGCTAGTGAACAATGTCTTGACTCCACCTATGCAAAACAAACACCCAAGAGAGCAAAGAGAATTGCTAACCTTATTAAAACAGGAGTATGGGATATATGAAATACTTAGACCTAGATAGAGTGTGGAGTTATATTATAGGAGCATTGATAGGATTCTTTGAGCCGATATATGTAACGATTTTATGGATGTTGATTTTTATTTTAGCAGATATGGCGACAGGTATCTATGCGGCATACTGCAAGAACGAGAAAATCACCTCTCACAAAATGCAAAGAACTGTTGTAAAGTTTTTAATGTATGGTTGCACGATTATTCTCTTAGAGGGGTTTGACAAGTATTTTGTAACCTTAGTGGACTGCGGGCTTGCGACAATAGGTGCAACAATAATCTGTGGCATAGAACTATACTCTATATTTGAAAATTGCTACAAGGCAACAGGGAATGTCGTGTTTAAAGTTCTGACACAATTCACCAAGACCAAACTAGAGGACAAAACAGGAGTGAAAATAGATGATGATAAATAGTGTAATTTGTTTGCTTAGCTCGCTTCTTTGGCGAGTTCGTGGCGGTTTGCGAGTGTTCGGGCATAAGATTCCACTCTGCAAAGAATGGTTTGCGGTATTCTTTGGTGGTGCTTATTGCTATCTAACAGGTTGGGATTGGAACATATTTGTTATTATGACCTTAGCGGTGTTTGTTAGTTATCAGGCTTTCGGCTGGGGCGAATACATCGGTTGTTTATTAACAGGAACGAAACCGACAGACCGCTCTGATTGCTCTTTAGTAGATGACATTGTTGATACGCTGAAAATCAGTTATAAAGGAAAAGTTTACAAGTTGACCGACTATCCGAGATTATTCGGTTGGGTTGGAACTACATTAAGGGGGTTGATAATGACCTTTATTATTGGACTACCTATGCTTGACATACCGTTTATGCTTTGCGGTTTGGCAATGGGAACTGTTTATGGAATCGGTGGACTTATAGACCATTACATCATTAAAGATGGTAAATTCGGTTGGTGCTGGGCAGAATATTTATGGGGGCTATACTTGGGAATCTGTTTGGTAATATGCAATGGGTGGTAAGATGAAAACATTTATGCTTTATTTTGTGGCTTTTCTTTTGCTCTGTGCGTATATTTTCGCTCAGAACTATATTGAGCGTGGTCGGCAGATAAACACGCTGGAAAGCGAAAAAAACGAGCTTATAAGTCAATTAAAATCAAAGGAGAAAGAAATTGAAAACTACAACCAAAAGCAACTGGAAGCCGGTAACACAATCCAAGAAGTCCGAGAAGTGGTCAAGACCGTTAAAGAGCCTTGTAATTGCTATGGCGTTGCTTTGCCTGCTCGGATTGCTAACATCTTGCACAACAACAACCAATAAATCTATTAAAGAGAATTGTCTTAGAACTGTGCAAACCTACGGCGATGTGATTGAATGTGCAATTAAACTGGATAAAATACAATGAAAAACGGCAAAATCGGTAAAAAACTTACAGATTATGTGATTTTTTCACAAAAAAGAGGGTAAAATATGATTGAAGATGAAATTTTAAGCGAGATAAAACAGGAACGTGCTGACCGTTTGGAAGAGCCTTATTTATTCCCTAAGGAAGAAATGGATTGCTTGGTTAAATGGTCGCCTGTAAGCAATATCCCTGTTGATGAAATTTACAAAGATTTGCCGGAAGTTAAACAATATCACGAAAGTTATGTGAAGATGTGGCTGAAACAAAGATAACCAAAGATTATATAGGGGGGAACATAATGACAAAATATATTTATCTAACCTACGTTGACCGATATATAGGAGCTTTTAACCCTTACACTTGGCAGATAGAATACGCTCCAACAGAGAAGTTTGTGCCTTTTGTGCAGAGAATATTAAACGACTACCCCGAATATACCCCCCATTGTGTGCTTGATAGAACCATTGAAAAGGTTATCCGTGATAAGATAATTCACGATATTAAACTTGCAGAAGAATTAAAAAAGAATCGGGAATAAGTTTGTACACATTATGTACACATTCGCAGGATATTTGTACACATTTTAGGACATTTCTGTACACTTTTGGACTCTTCAATATCTACTTTAAACAATAAAAAAACCTTGTAAAAACAAGGCTTAAAAATGGTGCCGTTTAGTGGACTTGAACCACCGACCCACGCATTACGAAAGTGTAAAGAGTTAGCCTTTATCAATAGGTTAGTAGATTTTGTACACAATATTGTACACATTAGCTAAAAACTTTCAATAAAGCATCTCGTTTTTCATCAGCCAAAACGTGAGCGTATTTGGTGGTCGTTTTAATATCTTTATGCCCTAGTATTTGTTGGGCAAGTTTTATGTTTCCTGTTTCCTGTAATATCCACGTTGCCGCAGTATGTCTGATGGTGTGAAAGCATTGATATTTAACCCCTGCTTTCTTAATTGCTCTTTCCCAGTAGTATCTATAATCCTTAAACGGTTTCCCCTCTACATTAAAGACAAATTCGTTGATTTTTGGTTGCTTTTTTAAAATCCTTTTTAGTTTCGGTATCATTGGTATAGATACAAGTCTGCCGCCCTCAACCGTTTTGTCTTTCACGAATATATTTATCAGATTGTTGTTAAAGTCTAATTCTTCCCATTTTAATTTTAAAAGGTTTCCTCTTCGCATACCTGTATAGATAGCTGTATAGATTATCGGCTTAAAGCACTCATCAGCGTTTTCTATGATTTTTTTAAGAGTAGTCATATCATCAAAATATTTCACGTTTTCTGCCGGAATTTTAAGCTTGAAGCGGTTTATTTTTATTTTAGGTATATCATATCCTAAAAGGTCTAATTTATTAAGCATAGCCGAAATAAACGCCAAATCTTTATTGATTGTAGCGTTCTTAACGTATTTTCTTCTTTCTTGGATAAAATCTGTAATGGCTTGGGGGGTTAATTCATCAAGATAGGTCGGAAGTAGAGATTTTAATAAACTCATCTTCCTTTTTGCTTCTAATGGTCGTGAATAATTATGATAATTTGTTTCATATAGTATGCCAAACGCTTCGCCGATAGTTAATTTACCGCTTGGCTTGTTAGTTGTGGGGGTTAATTGCTCTCGGCAAAATATTTCAGCTTGTTTTTTGTCGGAAGTGTGGCAAGAGCATCTATATCGTGTATGCCCTGTTTCCGTTGGTATGGAGAAGTATGCCCACCACGTTTCACCTCTTTTGTAGAGTCTATATAAGTTAATTCTTTTTGCCATCTGTCCAGTTCCTCAGTCGGGTAGAACTTAGACTTGCCGACAATTTTAAACCCTATTTCGCCACGTTTAACGAGGTTTCTAAAGTTTTCTAGTTTTATAATTCCTAAGTATCCACACGCTTGTTTTTGATTTAAAAGCATTATTTTCTCCAAGTGTCAAGTTTAAAAAAGGTGGGCGGTTAGTTTTAAAACATCTTTGAACCAATACCATATATACCGCCCATTAACGCTCATCCATAATTATACGCTGTTTCTTTATCCAGTCTAACTTTTCTTCATCAGTTAGCTCTCTACGCTTTTCGTTTTCAATAATAGCCACCGGTCGCCAGTGGTTGACATAAGGCAAGTCGTCGCCATTAAAAAGCTCGTTCATAACCTCGCAATCATCACTATCTTTACTCATAATACTACTCCAAAACTCCATTTATAAAAATCAATCCTAAACTCATACTCGGTATATTGACCGCCACAAAACTTATTCTGCGATAGGACAATACCAAAACTCCAGTGATTATTCTTGTTTATGTATTTCATTTAACGCCTCAATTTCTTTAAGTGCCTTTTCTGCTCTTTCAGGGAAACATATCCCTCTTAGTGAATCCAAAGCCTTAACTGCAATATCAAGCTGTTTCTGCAATCGCTCGCATTTTTCAACCGCTGATATAACAACATCACTTGACCGCTTACCGTCATTAGTGGTGGGTAAATCATCTTGGCTTTTAACTGTGTTAGGATTTGTTGACATTTAATAACTCCTCTCTTGCTTGTTCAATATCTTTTACTGGTAAACCCTCCATCATCACATCACAAAATAGACCACATTCGGGTATATCTAAGTCCGTATGATAGCCTGCGTTTGGCGGTAAATCTTTCAAGTAAAGCTGTTTGCCGTCTTTTTTAAGGATAGTATGCTTTGTTTCAACTTCCACCTCTGCAACCTCGTTAAATACATCAGGAAAGTCAACTCTAATCTTATTCCAATATCCTGCTCCTGCTTTAAAACAGCCGATACAGTTATTATTGTGATAGCCTAGCTTATACATCATAGGTATTTCAATACAGACAGCTTTCAACTTTTTAAGACAATCCTGTTTGTTTAATCTATGCTCTATCAACGGAAAATAACAGTTTGGTGTTTGTTGTTCTTTCCAACGTAAAGCTCTGTTTACTTCGTGCTTGGTATATTCAAACCCTAAAACGTGGATAGTATCATTAGGATATAAAGGCATAATCTGTTTTTGCCTAACCTCTTTTTTAAGATACTTCGTACAAGGCGCACCATAAGGGGTATTAAACAGCTCTTTTCTTGCGACATCAAGCGGACAAGAAAACTTTGGATTTCTCGCTATGTTGATTTTTCTTCCATACCAACGCTCGCAATCAGCGATAAACCTTTTGTTATCCTCGTGTTCTCCACCTGTTTCAAGATACCATAAGTCAATATCTTTTCCCTCGTCTACGGCTATTTTACAAGCAACGGCAGAAGTAACTCCGCAAGAAAACCAACCTATGTATTTAGTATTGTGGCTCATCTGTCTGCTCCCCGAATAGTTGATTGTGATATTGTTTTTCATCAAAATTGCTTTTTTCTCTGTAAATAGCTTGGTAATAAGGTATCATATTCATTGTGCAAATACCACCTTGTAACTTCCAACCCTCTCTTAATTTTTCATTGACAGCTTCTTTAAATTCATAAAAGTCGCTCTTACACACAACATCATATTCTATCATCTATTCTTCTCCTAGATTTATTATATCAGGCCTTATCAATGCTATAATTGGAAGTGTTAATATTAAACAAGCAACCATACACAACCCTGCTAAGATTATAGGCATTGCAATTATGGATATAATCATTTTATAGATACGCTCAATCATCATTCTTCTCCTATAATGAAAGTTTTTGGGAAAAGGATGTTAATATCTCTCCATACTTTTGGCTGTATTTTTCGTTCCATAGAAAAGGAAGAGATAAAATAATACTAATAAAGCAGAATAAACAAAACAAAGCCAGTTCTAATGAATAAACTAATACCATAGGCACAGCTATATATCTTTTTTTTCTTGAATACATCACTCATTCTCCGTCTTAAATAAATCATCTATGTTTACTTTGCTCTTGCCGAGATAGGTATATTTTTCCAAGTGGTACATATTTTTAGAAACTACTGCTCCGGATGAGGAAATACCTATAACCCCCCAGACATCGACCTTTGTGATGAACAACCTTAATCTTCCTGTCTTATTTTCCCAAACATCTCCGACTTGTGGCTCTATCGTTTTGCTAGTGTCAGCAATACGTTCTTTACTCATAGCTTTTCTCCTAATTATAAAAACCTTGAACAGTTTTATCTATTTTTAGTTGGTCTAAGACTGCTGTCATTGTGCGTATTTCTAAATCGGCTTTTTCTTGGCTCATACGTTTCTTTTCTACCCAGTTAGGATAAACTCGTTTGCGCATACCAATTTCACGCTCTACGCATTTAATCATATCATCTATGTTA